ATGGACAATTTGGAAATAGACTACAAGAAAGCAGCCCAACAGCTGCGTAGCGGTGAAGCACTCTTTGGTAAAGACGGAGCTTTGGCTCCCATGCTGGAACGTATCCTAAACGCAGCCTTAGAAGGTGAGATGGATGCCCACCTTAATAGTGCTGACCGTAGTTCTGGCAATCGTCGTAACGGCAAGATGAGCAAGACCGTACAGACAAAGTATGGAGAGGTGACAGTAGAAACGCCTCGTGATCGTGACGGCTCCTTCAAACCGGAAACGGTCAAGAAGCGTGAGACCATTCTTGCTGAAGGTATGGCAGATCAAATCATCAACATGTATGCCCTTGGTACAAGCACTCGTGATATAAGCAAGTACTTTGAGCGTGAGTTTAACACAACCCTTTCAGCCGAAACCATCAGCTCTATAACCGACCGAGTTCTTCCCGAAATAACAGCCTGGAAGTCACGTATGCTTGACCCCGTGTATGCCATTTGCTGGCTTGATGCCATTCACTACAAGGTGAAGGACGATAAGGGTCGTGCAGTCACTCGTGCAATATACAATGTATTAGGTATAAACAAGTCTGGTCACAAGGATCTTCTTGGTATGTATATATCTGAGAGTGAGGGTGCTAACTTCTGGCTTGATGTTATGACTGACCTTCAAAACCGTGGTGTACGTGATATTCTGATTTGTTGCGTAGACGGTCTTAAGGGATTCCCTGACGCAATCCAAAGTGTATTCCCCGAAACCTCCGTTCAGCTATGTGTAGTCCACCAAATCCGCAACTCAATCAAGTATGTAGGAAGCAAGCATCAGAAAGAGTTTCTGAAGGATCTCAAGACCGTATACGGTGCTGTAAGCAAGGATTCTGCATTGGCACAGCTTGACATAGTTGATGAAAAATGGGGCGATATGTACCCTATAGTAATCAAATCCTGGCGCGACAACTGGGAGCGTCTTACGGAATACTTCCAGTATACTCCTGCCATCCGCAAGCTTATCTACACAACCAATACGGTTGAGGGTTATCACCGTCAGGTGCGCAAGGTAACGAAGAACAAGGGTGTGTTCCCGTCAGACACCGCACTTGAAAAACTTGTGTATCTTGCCTATCGAGACATTAGTGGGAAATGGACTATGCCCCTGTCTAATTGGGCACTGATATCACAACAACTTGCTATAAAATTTGGAGATAGATTCAAGATTATGTAACTTTGCCTGTGAAAGGCTCCTCTTATTTGTATGCAGATATGAAATCTGCACACAAATAAGAGGGAAATAATAAAAAATCAGAGCCGTGACACAGTTCTGTTTACACTACCGATTATGGATGATCTTTAATCCTTTCTATCTTCCTTCTTGGTAGTGTTTCACTGAGTGTGTCTGAGGCAAGTTTGCCTTAGACACACTCAGTGAAATACTACCGGAGAAACAGGCTGAGTCGGAAGAAGACCTACTCGAACACCGTACCGATGGGCGGATGCTTTGAAAACCTCTACATCGGGTGTGAGAAGTTCCCACAGGCGGACATATCACCTGTGGCTGTTGATACTGGAGGAATCATGTAATCAAAAGGAGCGACATTCCTGCCGCTCCTTTGATTTAACAATAATCATCCATTATCTCTTCTTCATCGTCCCATTCTTGTCCTCGCATCTTGCAGAACTCCCTCAACACAGCACGTTCATCAAAATATGTCCTACCTATTTGGTGAATTACCTTTCCGTTTTCTATAAAGATAATCATATCGCCATAGTTTTTGAAGGAGTTAGGCATACTAACACCGACATAGAGAATTGGGTGTCCATCTGTGGAATGTGTAATTTCTCTATCAATGACATATCCATCACAATACTGGTTCTTTTCAATTAACACATCCTTCTGAAGAATTTCCGCATATTCCTCCAAAGTAATGTTTCCTTCTTTTGGACAAAGAGGGAAATAGCATTGTGTTCTTGCTCCGCATTGCAAAACGTTTGGTGAATCACAGAAGCGATATTGGTCTCTGTATTCGCCTTTACAATGAACATACATTCCTTCTTCATATTTTATATGAATATAGAAATGTGCTCTTTTTCCGTTATTTGTTGCCTCCACTTGGATAGCATCCCATTCCGTTGTCCATCCCAAGGAAGCTATTGTGTATTCGTCGCCTTTTTCACTTATGGCTATAACAGCGCCTATTTGTAATTCTTTTGCATACGAATCCAATCCTCCTGTGGCTTCTTTTGGACAAAGTGGAAACTGCATCTTATCATAGAATCCTATTTGGAAAGTTCCTTTTGTTAAAGACTCTTTCTTTTCTTCCACAAGCCTTTCTCTCTCTTCCAACTCTTTCATCATGGGATTTTGATACTCTGCCTGCTCTACCCGAGGAGCGGTGAGTGCTCTTCGTATTTCTTCCCATGCTTCTTCGTCGCTATTGGGTTCTTCAGTTGAAATTCTTTGCTTATCTACTTGACTATTCCCAAAGAAAGGATTGGTTTCTTTGATTTCATGTTTCTTCAGCCAGTCTTCAAAATCCTTTGTCGTTTCTCTTTCCTTCATAATCTTGTATGAAGATATTGGTCTTTTAGCCCATGAAGAAATTCGTTCCATAGCAAGTCTGGCTTCTTCTGGCGTAACCGTTCTCATCCACATAATATCCTGGTTGCCTCCCGTTAAATCTTTTAGGCATGAAGGATTCTCGATAAACTTATTGATATCACCTCCGCAAAGGTAGGTTACTCTTTTAAGTGTTGCTTCATTTAGCAGTACATTTTCAAGTTTTGTCAGCCATCTTAGATTTTCAACTCTGTTGTTACAACGGTTGGTATCTATATGATCGACCACCATCTTCCCATCTTCATTGCCAGGAATGAATGCCTTGGCTACAATAATATGAACTCTGTGCGAGCTTATCATCATATAGCCTCTTGCCTTATCCTTTGTTCCAAAAGTCCATACATTATCTAATTTTCTCGCTTTTTTTCCTTCGCGAGCGTGGCGCATTACTGCTCCATTGTCGCGAACAGAATATACCTCACCCTTATACTCGCAAGTTGTCTCACGAGTATATTCATTGATATCTACCATAAGTTTACTGATGTTTAGGTTCAACAAAATCTATTTCCATTCCCAAAGCATATCCTATCTTTGTGAGTATATCCAATCCGACAGAATATTTGCCAGACTCAATACGACAAAGATTGGCTGCATCAATATCTGCATAGAATGCCAGATGCTTTGCATCCATTCCCTTTGCTTCACGCAGCTCTCGGATGCGCTGCCCTATACGGACACGTTCCTTTGAAACGGACTCCTTGTCAAAGGAATAGTAAGAGAAGATTGAACCTACATGGTTTATCAACATCTGCCTGTTGATTTCTCCCATGATAACACTTGCATCTCCTTCATAATACTTGTCAAAAAGGGATGCCACAAATTTGTCCACTTGAAACCAAGAGGCTTGTTTTTGGCAGCGGTAGAGGCTTTCATCTGGGAAGCCAACGATAAAGTCATCGCCCTGTGGAGTTTCCACATAGACTCGCTTTTCATCTACCCATCTTACTTTTGTTTGGGGTTCCATAATTTGTTCTTTAATTATTAAATCTAATAATCCCAGCCGTATTTTATGTGTTGTCGCCACATTTGGAATCGCTGCAAAAATACAACAAAAAAACCACGATTGGCAAATTTGCCAATCGTTATTGTTCTCTTTTATATTTCTTTAACAAAATTCCCTCGCTTCCTATGATGAGGAGCAAAATGGTTTTTCTCTTCGTCTTGCTGCTTGCATCAGCAATATCCTATATTTTACCACATACCTTTGTAGACAATTAGTCTATAAGGGTATGCGGTTCTTTTTTTCATTCTCAATATAACTTCCGAGATTTATTGAAATTATTGTGCAAAGGTATTTGTTATGCCTTATCGCTTTGCAAGGTCAAGGCTCTGCTTGGCTTTCAAAATCTCCACGCCTACGGGTCGTATTTTGGTGCCAAACCTTGCATCGATGTGCATAACACCTTTTTAAGGCACATAATTTCTAACAAATCCCGGAAGTAGTTTTCTACGAAAGGGAAAATAAAAAATTTGAAGTATGAGCAATATTTGTGACACGCAGTACAAGGTGAGAGGTTCACGCAAGGCATTGAGCAACCTTTGGAACACTCTTCAAATGATGGGGGTGAATAGTAAGGATGTATATCTTTACAAGTTGGCAGAGCACTATGGCATTGACTATGAGCATAGTTGTATATCAGTCCGTGGGCAAATCTACTGGGCTGAGTTCGAGGATGACGAGGACGGAGGTCTGTTATCATTCGATACAGAAAGTGCATGGACTGCCTGTGACATATTCTTTTATAAACTGAATAAGGTATTGGGAAATGAACTTTCCATAAGCTACCGTGAGATAGAATGCGGTTGTGAGATATTCCATGTTCACGATGAAGGAAACTTCTTTCCTGAAGAGTGTTGCGTAAGTTCATCAGGAGGCAGCTTTGATGATGTTTGCGAAGATGTTTATGACACCATCAGCGATGCTATTAAGGCATGGGTTGAGAAAACCGGCATTGTTCAAGGTGAACGGACAAACGAAGAGATGGTTGACTTCATCAATGAATACGTCTATGACACAGACGACACCTATTTTTATATACACCCATTTGAATTTGATTAGTATTCACAGCAGGGGACGAGGTTTTGCCTTTCCCCTGCATAACCCTATAAACTATGAAAAGACTAAAAAAAAGGCAGATAGGAAGAGTTGTTTGCACCATTCTTCAACAATTAGCTATTACCACGCCTATCAATGTGGTGTATAGTTGGGGAATAACAAACAAGACGGCAACCCAAATCAAGGTTAGTATGAATGGACGTAAGCGTTTTATTGCAGCTTTGATGATGGAAGTCTATGGCTTCAACTATTGTGGGAAATTATATATTACCCTAAATAGTGTCAAGCAAGTTTTTGGCTTGTACACCGAGAAAAATGGTATACTGCACGAAGAAAACAGCGATATTCCATTTGGGGAATTGGGTAAAGTTCTTGATGCTATAATTGAGACTGGAGGTCGAAGTCAACAAGAACATTATCAAAGATTGCAAGAGTTTTTACATGGTCGTTAAATAAGAACAATATTATATGAATACATTAGACAAAGAACATATAAGATGTGTTGTTAACACTATCTTCTCCCAATTGCTGCATACAACGCCGATAGACGTTATCAACAGTTGGGGCATCTCAAAGATGCACGCTACCCAAGTTGTCAAGAAGGTCAATGGCGAAGACTTCACCATGGCGGCACTTGTTATGCAAGTGAATGGATTTCAATTTCAAGGCATGTTATATATTGCTTTGGATGAAGGCTCAGACTACTATCGTATCTATGGTGAGAAGGATGGTACGACCAAAGAGTATCATCATGATATAGCATTTGACGAACTTGGCGATGTGCTTGACTCAATGATAGAGACCGGAGGTATGACAAAAGAAGAATACCAAGAAAAAGTAAGAAACTTCGTTTGTAGCCTCTGACATTAATTAATGGTGCAAAGTTAGTGTTAAACCAAAGGAAATAATCTTCTTTCTAATAGTTTTATACTAACTTTGCATAAATAATTGGATATAACGCTACACTGCGCTACAAGACGCTACAAGTAGGCTACATTTTTTTGCGACATAAAAGTTACGTAATGTGCTGAATATCAAATAAGCTACATAGTGCTACGATGTAATGAGCACAATTTCGCTTATAGTGTTTCAAAAATAATCCTGACTTGTGAGGCTTATGCAAAGAGTGGCGGTAAAGTCGTGTTGGTTGAACAACATGTATAGGTTAATTTGTGCCCAAAAATCCTCAATACATTGAGGAACCATGAGCCCAAAGTAAACCTTACAAATCTTAAAATAGTTAAATTATGTAACATAAGCCGTTCATAATCAACGATTTGGGATGTTGTGTCTTGCGCCAGTTCTGCGCCAAATTTGGTGCAAAAAGGAGATATTTGAAATAAATAACCATTGATAATCAGCAAGTTACAGATGGTGGTAGAGTGCTTTTAAATCCTGCCTCCGCAACTATAACGCTGGAAATGCCTGACAAACAGGGTTTTCAGCGTTTTGCTTTTGAAAACCGGGACAGAAATGTGACGGTGTTTTACGACAGCATTGGTTGCTTAAGGGCGAACAATGTTAAAAAAATGTCGCTTTCAGAAAAAAATCTCCTATCAGCAAAGAGCATTGTTCAGTTCACCTTGCCGCGGCTGCACACCGGCAAGCAGTGGTATGTCGACTTTTTCGCCTACGATCCCGCTTGTGACCGTATGCGGCGGAAGAGGTACATGCTCAACCGATACAAAAGCGTGCGCGACCGACGCAAGTACGCCACAATCCTCATCCACAACTTGTTTGAGATGTTGAAACAGGGTTGGAACCCCTTTGTGTCGGCTTCGAGGACGCGCCAGTTCACTTTGTTCTCCGTGGTGTTGCAGCGATATTATGACTATACCGTGTCGGCGGAATCGAAGAAGATACTCAAGCAGAAGACGGCGATCGATTATCGCAGTAGGCTCAACCAGCTGATGATCTACCTCAAGGAGGTCAGCACGGGTGTAAAGTGTGTGTATCAGTTTGACAGGGTGTTTGCCATCGACTTCCTCGACTATCTCATATTAGACAAGGACGTGTCGGCGACGACACGGAACAATTATCGCACCTGGCTCTCCACTTTCGCCTCTTGGCTGGTCGAGCGGCAGTACATCGAAAAGAACCCCATCGAGAACATCCACATGCTGCGGGCTGAGGAAAAATTTCGCGATCCTTTGACGGCTGCCGACCTTGTACGCCTGCGGGATTACACTTCGAAATATAATCCCCCGTTCTATCTTGCCTGCATGATGGAGTATTACTGCTTCATCCGTCCTGATGAGCTTCGGTACGTGAAGATTGGCGATATCAGCATCAGTGACCAAACGGTCTATATACACCCTGACTTCTCAAAGAATCGGAAGGGACAGGTGGTGGCCCTCAATACTAAAGTGTTAAAAATCATGATTGAACAAAACGTGTTCGATCATCCTTCAAATGAGTTCTTATTCGGACACAACCTTGTTCCTGGTCCTGATCAGATATACGTGAACCAGTTCAGAAAAGAGTGGCAAAAGGTGCGAGATGCCCTGCATTTTCCGAAGAGCTACCAGTTTTATAGCTTGAAGGATTCCGGCATTCGCGACTTAGCCAATGCCGAGGGTATTGTCGTTGCCAGAGACCAAGCGCGCCATTCCGATATCAGTGTGACAAACCGGTATCTGAAGAACGACAGGCGTGCTCATCAGGAAGCCAAGCATTTTAAAGGGGAGCTATGATCGCTCACCGCTCCCCTAAAGATAAAAACAAACAAACCTAATGAAACCCAATAATCAAAGTAGCTCGTAGAAATAGCCGGTCTTCTGCTTATCCACGCCGTCCTCTGCGACATTCAATTCAACCTTGGAACAGATATACCGCTTTGATCGGAAAACGTATATTTTGGAAGGGTCGGGAATGTCGTCCGTGATGAACTTGATAGAGAAAAGATTATTCTTGTCAATTGACGCATCGGAGAATCCAAGTCCTCCGCCCACCCCTCCGTCGCCATAAGGCGACAAGTGGAACCCGAACCTGTTGAGCGATAGTGTTCCAGACGATTCGCCGCTGTACTCGCGGAAATACCGGAAGTCGGTGTATAACACAGGCCATCGATACCGCTTGTCGGAATCCTCTGCGCTCGACGGCGTCAAGGATGCGCCTGTCTTGACATTCACTACCTTTCTGCCAACGAAAGCGATGACCATCTTTTCGTTATCGCCCTCAGCGGCTGAAGCCGTTTCCTCGCCACTCTCGATGGCGTCCTGGATAGTCTCGTAATACTCGCCGTCATCGTCGACCTCCATGCTTTCGAATCCAGCTTCTTTCTCGTTGCTTACCGAGGGGACTACAACCATCACCTTTCGCGCGTAGTCCACATATCCGTTCCATCGGACGTCATCCGACGAATTGGACACCCTTTTATAGATGGCTGCTGGACTGATGTTCAGTTCCTGGTAGTCGTCGCTGCTTTCGTTGCGGACGATGGGGTTGAAAAATCCCACCTGCGTAAACTGCTCCTCTGTTTCCTCGCTGTTCGGATCTTCGTTCTTGGGCATGTCTGCAAAGACGAAGTAATTCCCATCGACTATGAAGAGCGTCGTTCGGCGTTCCTTCGCTGTCATGGCCCGTGCGGCTTCTATGGCGGCTACTGTCGAAGCGTATTCCTTGGAGGCGAACCGCTTGAGGACGGATGGACTCACGCATTCCATCCACTGGCGGTTGGCTGATGAGTCGAACGAGTATTCGATGTTTGACGTGGCGAGATTGTTCAATCCATCATCTTCGTATTCCGTTGAGAACTCATCCTCGCAGTCGTATGTGACGACATCCTGCGAAAGCAGTTCGTTGGTCGAGCGGATTTCCACGGTCTTGTTGATCTCGTCGAACACGAACGAGGCGTTGAATAGTTTCCTGACCTCATCAATGAAGGTGTAGACCGTCCAATGCGGCAGCGCGTCCTCGATGTGGCACGTCTTGCATGATGAAACGACCACCAACCGGTTCCATGGTTCCTTGTCGAGCTCGTTCACCTTGATGACGTAGCCCTCGTGCTCAAGCACCTTGCGAAGTACATACATCAGGTAGGGTTGAGGAGCGGGGTTGAGTAGCACTGCGTATTGCTTTTCGAACAAGTACCTCCTGTCGTGGCGATCCTTGTTGCCCATTACGAAGACACGGTTGGCCATGATGCCGTTCGTCTCATCCTCCACAGGCGACAGCACGCACACGCCCTTCTGCCCCACGTAGGCGTCCTTTGTCAGGTCTGGAAACACCCATTGTGAGTCTTTTGTCAGCGTATGGTGGTCACTTTTCTCCCAGAACACCTTTTTGTCGCCGTCAACGAGGTTGACATTAACATCGTAATACTGGAACGTGCCCACCACGCGCTCGTTGAGAAGCCCCGTGTCGAGCTCTATGGCGGGGAAGCGAATCTCGTCGATATAGTGTTTCTCGAAGTTGGAATTGTACTTGAGGCGACTCTTTCCGCCTATGATTTGTACCTTCACCACGTCGTTCGTGATGCTGTTCACGGTTCCCTTCCCCGACATGACGAGCCTGTTTCCTACATAAAGCTGACATTCCTGGTAGGTGCTGGTGGTTTTTTTCACATCAAGACGCTGCACGTTACAAAACACCTTGCGGTTTTGCGCCACGGCCATAGGAAATGCGATGTCGTAGGTGTAGGATCCCGAATCCTTCACAAAAGGGTTCTCGTAGGTCACCTTAATCTTTGACGATGTGGACGGATAGGCCACCTGTCCGTCCAATGTGCAGTATATCATGGCTATTTTCTCTTTTGTATGTTGTCCCAATGTTTTTCCTGCTTCTTAAACTCCTCCATGGAGACTACCGCATGGATGCCCCCATCGAGCAGCGCACCGAGCTTTTCATTGGTGTCTCGCGCCTGTTGGAGGGTTGCGGCGATTTCCGCGTTGTCTGTGTTGACCACCACGTTCGTTGGCGCAACGACGGTGGAGCCTACGCCCATGGAGCGCGACACGTCGGTTGCCGTTAGTGTGCCGACGGTGTTGTTGCGTTGCGCCAGGTCAATGAGACGCAACGCTGGAAGGAGTTGCGGATTGTTTACAGTTTTGTGGTTTGCCACAAACTCGCCCTCGTGAACTACGCCAGCCTTCTTCCTGTAATTGCTGCCTCCTGTGAATCCTCCCTCATAGTAGCCTGCCTCTTGCGCCTGTTGCTGCTTTTTGATGGTGGCTATTTGGATGGCGCCTGCCGCAAGCGCAATGCCGGCCGCTATTGGCGCAAGAACCATGTTGGCGGGGTAGGGCACTCCGCTCATGGCCGATGAGTAAGCGCTGATGGCCGACATGGCTGTTTGGGCCACAGCCTCTGCGATCTGCATTTTCATCTGCTTGCGGGCATATTTCGTCTTAATCTTGGCCAGTTCCTTCTGTTTCTTCTCCTCGAGTTTCTTGGTCTTGGCAGTGTTGTTTCCGGCCTTCTCGATGAGCTTGTCGTATTTCTTCTCCGTCACAGTCACCTCATAGTCCGATTGTGCGGAGTAATACGATGACATGGCGCTCATGATGGGCGATATGGCGTCGTAGGCGGCTTGCATCTTGGCGGCGATGCCATTGCACATGTCGGCGGTGGCCTGTCCCATGGCTGCCATGGCCTCTTGGTGCGTAATGACGCCCTCTTGCTCCATCTTCTTGATGTTGGCCAACGTGGAAGTGAAGACCAACGTGTCGGATGTGAGGAAGTCCACAACGCCCGTGCCTACAGGATGTTCGTTCTCATAGCTGGCCTTGGCTTCGTTCGACGCCGTATCATAGGCCGATTTCGAGTTTCTCTTGAATCGTTCCCCCTCTGAGTCGTACAGGTCGTTCTCGCTTTGCTCCTTGGCATAGCGTAGCCTAATCGACTTGAGCATCTCCTGATACTCTTTCTCCTCGATGATTCCTTTCTCGTGAAGCGACTTCAATCCCCTTATTGCGATATCCTCTTGCTCTGCGTTGCTCAGTCTTCCAAACTGCTCCTGGTACATGCGTAGCTTTTCGTGATAGCGCTGCTCCAGCTCCATCCTGTGCCTGTTGTCGTTCTGCGTGAGCTCGTCGCGTAGGTCAAACCACTCGTCGCTTCCTATCTTGGCAAGTTGGATTCGCTTTTCCAGGTAATCCTGGTCATTCCTGAACAACGCCTCGTTCAAGGCTTCCTCATCGTGATATAAGTCGCTGTCTTTGCTGTTGAAAGCGTTCTTCAACAGTTGCTCCTTTTGGTTGTGCTCCGATTCGGCTTGTTTCGCATTCAACTTGGAGATGCCTTCCACGCGCTCGCGAGCCGCATTTTCTTGCTTCGACTGAAGTTTTTGGTATTCCGAACTCTCGGTGTCCCATAACTTCATGCGCTTCTCCAGGCCAGAGTTCTCTTCCTGATATCTCTTCTCGATGTAGTCGGCTCTTGTGATTTCTCCGCGCGAATAGGACGACAGAAGTTTGGCCAGGTGTAGGTTGGTTTCGGCTTCAATGGCCTCGTCGTTGGCTTTCTTTGTCTTGAGGGCAGCAGCCTGCTCCGCCTTGATCTTCTGTTGGCGCTTCTTCTCCTCCGCTGCCGCTTTCTTTGGGTCCTTATAAGAGGTGGTACCGGTTTTCGCGACGGTCTGCGTGTTGTTCTGCTTGGCCTGACTGACCGCATCGTTCATCAGATCCTTCTCGTAGACTTCCCCGATGGACTTCATCTCGGCCCTAATGTGGAGTAGCTTTTCACGTGCCGTGGCCAGTTCTCTCTCTGCCCTCGCCACAATGTCTTGGGTGGTGTTGATAGGTGTCAATGCTGATGGCGACGTGAAATTGACGCCCTTTCCCATCGTGCGCATTTTCTCCAAACGCTTGTTGGCCTTCTCAACCTCCAACGACGCCTTCGCCGCTTGTTTTCCAAGCTCTTTGAGCGTTTCCTTAGCGCCCTCAAGCTCGTATTTCCGTTGCAGTTGGTTGTTATATTTCCGCAGGGCCTCCTCATTGGCTGTATATCGGCCAGTCTCTTCGTCGAGGCGCGCGTTGTAGCCCGGAATGATACGGTTCAGTTCCTGTATGGCAGCTCTCCTTTCCTCAAGTGTCCGGTGGTCGTCTTTCGCCGCCTTGATTAGTTGGTTGATCTGCATTTGCTCGTCCACCATCTTTTCGGCTGCGTCTTCCCTGATTTTGTTCAGGCTCTTCAGCGCAGACGCTTGGGCGTCGGTCTTGGTCGTCCACATCGCCAGTGTCGTAATCAAAAAGGCTATAGCAGCCGTGATTGCCGCGTAGGGATTCGACTTCAAGACGAGCCACAGCCTTTTCACTGAGGCCACTACCTTATTGGTCCAAAGCACTTTCGCCTTGTCAGCAATGATGGAAGCGTTCACCGCCACCGTATAAGCGCCAATCGTAACGACCGCCACCACTAAGGCCGCGCGCATCTTGAAAACGAAGCCGACGAGTGCGCTCACCACTTTGGCCGAAACGCTTCCCGCCTCGATGGCGTACTTGGCGGCGGGCGCCAACTTTTGTCCTAACTCGATTGTTAGGTCGTTGAATCTCTTCTTGGCCTTGTCGAGCTCCGCGTTGACGGTGTTGTTATTGACCTCAAACTCGTTTAGGACTGACGTGCCCTTGTTGTACTCCCTGGTAGCGAGATCCTGCGCAACGCGCACCTGGTCGAGATGGGTGGCGACGGACGATAGCACGCCTACGGCACGTGTACCGTTTAGGTTCATCGATTCGAACATCGGAGCCATGCAGTCGAAGCCTCCTTTGTCCTGCATGGCTTGCATAAACTCCAACAAGGCCTCGTTAGCGTCGGTCTTGAGCAACTGGGTAAACTTCTTCACCTCTATTCCGGCTATTCCAGCAAATTTGGCGGGGTCCTGGAACATCTTTGTGATGAGCTGCGAGAATACGGTGGACGCCGTCGACTCATCTTGCATATTCTGGTCGAGTGCAGAGGCCAGTCCCATGATTTGCGCTTGGGTCATGTTGGTCTGACGACCCACGCCGGCAAGGTCGGCCGTGAAATTGACTATATAGCCCGCATTGGCCGAGGAGTTTTGGGCCAACTCATTGACAGCGGAACCCGTGGCAAGCATGGCGCCTCTTAGCCCCTTCTTCTCGTCCTCACCAAACACCTGCGCCAGTTTGCCCACCTTGTCAACAGCGCCTTCTCCAAGGTCGTCGCCCAGGGCCACGTTGATCTTGTCGGCAGCGTCTACAAACTCCTCGATGCCCTGCTTCGACTGTATGCCGAGTCTTCCAGCGCTTCCGGCCAGGGCGTTGAGTTGCTCTCTTGACGTTCGCGTGTCCATTCTCTTGAAGTCCTCGTTCATTTTCCGCACCTCGTCGTCAGTCTGTCCTGTGTATTTGCGGACATTTGCCAATGTGTCCTCCATAAGTGCGAATGAACTGATAGAATCGCTTATAGATGTCCCAAGACCCGTTAGTCCGCTGAAGGCATTCATGACCATGAACCAATTCTTATTTAAGAAATTTGCGGCTCGGCTCCAAAGGGTAGTTGTGTCTTTGGATTTGTTTTTGATTCTCTCGATCGTTCTTTCGAGCTTCGCGGCTTGGGCGGATAAATTTTCAAAATCCTCGGAGCCAATGGAGAAGTTCTTCATTAGCTCTTTGATCATTTTGAGCGAATATTCGATTTGAGGTAGCGTGGCGTGGCTTATATCTTTCAAGGTGCCATCGATGATCTCTTGTTTTCTTGTCGAATCATTTAATTCGCGGTTGCATCTTTCCAGTTCATCGTTGTATTGGTCTACAAGAAGATTCGAGTTTTTCTGAGAGGCGTTTGCGGTGTTGATTTTCTCCTGCACCTTGGCAAGGCTGGCGGTCATGTCCTTGTAGGCGGCTGTGTCTGGCTTGATCTTGGCCATTTGCTCTCTCAGGTGGTTCGCTGCGGCCTGCAAGTCGTTTAATGACGCTCCATCTAAGTTTTGCAGAACACGTGATGTAAGTTCTGCCGTTCCCTTCAGCTCCGACAATCTGTCATCGCACTTTTGGATCAATTTGTCGAGCGCCTCGAACTCTTCGTTGCTCGTCACACCCTTGATCTGCTTCTTCAGAGCCCTTTGGGCTTTTTCTATTTCTCCTACGCTTGCGCTTCCAAGGTTCGAAAGGGTTTCGATCGTATCTTTTACGTCGCTGCCATAGGTTTTGATATGCGCTTGAAGTTGTTTGATTTCCTTATTGACGGCCTTGAGGTCAGAAGCGGAGTGGGCTGGGTCTTTCAGCAATTTGTCCTTGTCGGCCTGAAGTTGTTTCAGGCGTTGGTACATCTTGTCGAGCTCGTTTTGCGCCTGTTGGGCGTTGAGCTTGACTACCGTTTCGAATTGTTGTGTATTCCTTGCCATAGAAAAATGGTGCTAACTTTGATTTTCTTCAAAGATAGCACCATTCTATGTAGCTTTAAAATACAAATTAGCTTTGTTGCTTGTCGCGAAGTTTATTGAGCCTTTCCATTAAGGCTTTGCGCTCTTTCTCCCTTTCTTCGGCTAATTGAAGGAAATACTTGACTTTTGCAGCGCTTTGCTCTTCCTGCGTATAGTATTCCTTTCCGTCCCACTCATATTTGCCACGGCTATTGGTGAGGTCGATTTCCTCGATCTTGTTCTTTTTGTGGCTTCCGAAAAGACCTGCGAATATCATATATAGCAAAAAGCACACCCAAAACAACAGGATGGCAGTTAAAGACCAGGCAAACATAAGCGTTGATTATTGGTTATGCGGCAAATATAGCCATTTTTCCTTTCGCTTCCAAGTTTTTGTGCTTGTTTTTGCTATGAAAATGAGATTATTCCCCGATTCTCACGTGTTGGTTATACAACACGCGGGCGTGTGGGTTGAAATTGATGATCTTAACCTTGTAACCCTTCGTGCCCCATCTCCACCATAGAAACCTATGCTTGTATTCTCGGTAAACAATGGTGGTCACCGAATCGCGAACACTATATGCCAGCGTGGTGTCGGGTGGTTTCATGGATAGGTAGAAGATGGCCCATCTGTCCACATACGCGAACGACAGGCTGTCAGTCGTTTGTTTCATCCTGATGGTGTCGGCCACGGCTGTTCCAGTCTTCTGCCATCCCTCAACCTGTTGGGCGCGTAGGTCGAGGTCGTTCAGGAGCGTCTTGTCGGCAAGGTCGTTCTTAAACGTCCCACGTTCCACGGTCACCACAGGCGATGTGGCCACGCGCACCGTGTCTCTGATGGTGTCAGAGACAAGCGGGTTAGCAACCATGGCGTGCGCAAGCTCAACCGACAGCCGCTCCTTGTCGGCCTTCATGACATGCAGCTTCGACCGCAAGGAGATGACCTGCATAAAACTCACAACAAGGGCAATGAGGCACAGCCCCATCATCCATATAATCTTTTTGTTCATGGTGGGTTATTTTATGTCTTTGTATTCAGCTGAAGCGTCAAAGCATGGACACGCCTTGGCCGCAAAGTCCCTGTGCCCACGAATCGTTGCGTCCGGAAAGGTAGCTTTAAGGTGGGTAAGCAGGCTGCGCAGCGCTCGTCGTTGCTCGTCGGTTCGCGTGTCCTTGGGTGTCTTGCCGTCTGCGGCGCATCCACCCACGTAGCACACCCCGATGGAGTATTTGTTGTGCCCATAACAATGGGCGCCCACCTGCTCCACGGGGCGTCCTGTGTGGACAGTTCCGTCCCGATACACCACGTAGTGGTAGCCAATGGTTCTAAAACCACGTTCTCGGTGCCACCGGGCTATATCGGCCACGGTGTAGTCCTTGCCTTCGGGCGTCGCCGAGCAATGGACAATAATCGTCCTAATTTCCCTCATCTTTCTTCGAACTTAGTTCCTGATCAACGTATTGTTTCACCTCGTTCTTCACTTCTCCCATCTTGGTCTTGATGGCCAGGGATATCCCGAATATCGAGGCAGCGTAGACGAGGCATTGCGCCACATACCACAACACGGTCTCCTCAACCTTGTAATGGTTCAGGAAGAAGCAGATGAAGGCCATGAGCACCGCCGAGGCAATCATCGCGATGGCGGTGGCATACTGAATTCGTTCTTTCGTGTCTGCAAGCATATCCTATTGTTTTAATGTTTCACCACAAAGATACCCACTCCAAGTGACAACCAAAAATACGGCACCCCAATGAAACCAGGGCGCCGTGTGGCTAAGAAATGACGAAATTTTTATAAGAACACCAACGCTACTAAGGACGCCACAAAAGCGCCTGCCGCACCGGCTGCGATGTCGGACAGGCTAAAATTCTCGAAGTGGTTGCCCGAGAAGAAATCGACAGCCTCCTTGGCGATGGCCACGATGACACCGCCAATGAAGCCACAGGCGGCATAAGTGGCGGCAGGCTCACCAGGGTTGGCCTTGGTAAAGACAAGTGACACGATGAGCGCCACGAGAGCAATCCCGAAGAAGTGGGCAACCTTATCCATGCCCACCTTCTCAATAAACTCATTTAGTTTTTTCATAAACGAAGTGTTAAAAGTTAAACGTGTTAACTAAAATCGCCATAGGTTGTTGTCCTTGACGTATTGCAGCAAGTCCTTGGCGTATGCCTTGGCCTTCTTCCTAAATGCTTGCATCTGCTCAAATTCGGCCTTGGTGTCTTCCTCCGAAGGGTCAAGCAGGTAGTTGTTGATCACGGCTTGCATCTTATCTGTCGGATAGGCGTCGCTCACGATGGCGTTGACAATAGCGTCGTAATCCAACACCGCGTTGGGCAGCGTGTATGTGCCTACGAGATATTTGTCGCTGCCAGCACTCTCGATGTAAGCGAACGTGGCCACCTGTTGGCCGAGGTCGATGCGCTTGCTGAACCTCACGGGGAGGTTGTCTGTGGTGGTGATGTGCATATCAATTTTATATTTTGCAGGTTAATAACATTCTTCCGGTGGATCTGGATTTTAGATTCGAATTCCAGTTCGAAAAGCCTATTTGACCAAATCCATAAGTCTTATCCTGCTCGAATGGAAGAAGCGTCATCATTGGATTCCATATTTGAGTCTTGCTTATCTCGCTAATGGTTACGTGACAGCTTCTTTCATCTTTGTGTGTTGTATTGATAGTAAGGCCATTTTGTATAGCAGGCCCAAGCTTATCATGTTTGTCGCCTGTATTGGCGTGTTCTAAGTAGAAATATATCCTCGATAATTCGCTGATTGACGAGAGAGCCCAATGGTGCAATCCGTATTTTTCGACAAGATTCTGTGTAGTTGGAGCATAGCAATAGGCATAAGATACGCACGGGTAATAATATCCCCCATATTTGGCATCGTGGCTGCTCACAATGTCTGACATCAACTTTTCAAGGCTATTTTTTTCCTCAGTCGCGGTGCTACCTTGTGGGATTCCGAGGTTGACGTTCGCGTCACTAAGCACTTTGTTGCGATGCTTGATACCGAGAAGCGTATGGTATTGACCATATCCAATGTAATCGCCAACCTTCACGCCAATGTCGTCAAGGAGCGCTTGAAGAGAACTGTATATCTGCTCTGTAACCTTTACGCCTCCTATCTGCCCAGCTCCAACGCTCGAAGAATACGGAACGAAGTCGCCATTAGTGTCTATGTACATTTTGTCTGTAAACCTATTGTCGGACGTTCCGAACATCGTGGTCGTGTTGGGTATTGGCATGTCGTATGGATCGTAACCATCGCTTAATTGTATGTTGGCTATGCTATCTGGAGATAACCCCCATCGTTTGTTTAACATAGGAATATCGTCGCTCATTGCTACCATGAGCCCGATATTCTCGTCCTTGTAGAAGCACACGCCGACCTTGGTCTTGCGTATATCATCCATGTCAGAGAAAGTTCCGTCATGAAACACGAAGTCGCCAATGGCTAATTCATGCTTATAGAAATAGACGGTCTTAGATGCGGTGACGGTCTTGCCGCCAATCAAGGTGAACACAGCCGAAACGGTAGCCATGCCGCCATCCTTCGTAGGCGAAACTTTGCTAACCGTGACGACGCCATTGTTGTCAACGTGCGCATACTGTTGCTCACTAATACTGTAGGCGACTCTTGCCAAGTTGTTTCCTTTCGCAGGGTTGGTAGAGTATTCCAGCGTGTATGTACCAACCTCGCCAAGGTAGCTATCGCACAATATGCTTGCAGAGGTGATGGGTGTTTGCGTAAACTCAACATATAATGAGTTTTCCGCATCCCATACCTCGCCAAACTTCTTTGCGAGGGCTTGCACAATCGAGGCGGACAGGTTTACGTTGTCTTTCATGTGGATAACGCCTTGCAAGGAGCAATCTGTAACATTAAGCAGATACGTAATGAAATCTTCATCAGCGTCCGAAACACTTAAGCCTGACGCGCTAATCTTGTTTAGCTGCACGCCTTCGGCAATACACGCTTTGATGATTGATACGACATTCACTCCGCTTCCAACGTTCGCGCCAATGGTGATACTCTGGAGGTTCTTCACGTCCTCGATAGAGAACGATGATATGTTTGGCACTTCGCTCAGCGTGACGCTTCTCACGGTAGGTAACTTGACTGTTCTCAGCGTACTCGTCTGAGGGAGAATGACGTTTGTCAGCCCTGTGCCCATGAGGTCGGCCGTCACCAACTTTGTCTCGCCACTCAGATCGATCTCACCGCTCAGGGTAGCCGCACCATTGAGGTCGAGACGGTTCATCATGGGGGTGTTGATGTTGATGGACGTGGCGCGGAACTCCATGGCCGACGAACCCTTCTTGGCCTCGAACGCCTCCAACTTCTCAGCAGAGAGGTTGAACGCCTCGCCTACCGACTTGTCACCAAAAGCGCCCACCGACTTGTAATAGTTGATGCCGCGGATATAGACGTTGGTGTTGCCATCGCTCTGAATGACCGTTGACGTGAACGCCTCGCCAGCCTTCACGCGTGTGAAACCGTCGTACTCGGCCGTTCCACGGGCGAACGACGGATAGAGCCACATCATGGGCGTGACCGTGAATTTGTAGGTCGGATTGGTTCCCGCCGTGGTGGCGATGGAGCGGAATACCAGCGCTCCGGCGTCGCTGCCTGCCTCTCCGCCCACGCTATCCTTAACGCCAAAAGCGCCATAACGTGCATAGCTCGCCATGTAGATCTCTCGACGCTGACACCATTGCAGCTCACCCTGCAACTGGTCGCCGAGCGACTGAGGAAGAGGCGGTGTGCTCGGGCTGTAAGTTCCATCCTTGTAGTGCACCTCAGCCTCCTCGTAGAGCAGTCGTGCGGTCTCGTTGTAGGCCACCGCTGGGAAGTAGCGCTGAACAGCGAAGTAATACTTATCCATGCACCCAGCCACATTGCCACCGCCAAGCGACGCCATCTCGCGCAGCATGGTGAACATGACCGTTTTCAGGTCGTCGGGGTAAGCGGCCTCCATGAGGTTGTAGAAACCATTGTCGCCACCGTTCCAGTAGGCGTTGCCCGAAGCGTCCACGTCGTGCTCCTCAACATAGTAGGGCTTGTTCTTGCGACCTACGTTGTCGGTAAGGAAGATCGTGTCATCATCGTCGCTCTGGAAGCAGATGAGGTGCGTCACAGGGTCGAGATACTGATATGTGTTCTTGCACCGGTTGTCGCTCGCACCAATCAACTTGTGGAAATTCATGGAGTACATGGTGTCCGTCACGTTGAAATGCTTGCCAACGCCAGCCTTGAAGTCGGCCACACGCCAAGCGATGAACTGAGCGTTGATCTTGCCCCAATCGTTGCCCGATGGCGTGATGCCTGTCTGCTCGGCGAGGTTCATACGATCGTACACCCCACTGGTCTTCGTTGCGCTTGCGCTGACCCATGAGGCCGTTATGAAGTCGTAGCGGAAGAGATCGAATTTCCTGTAGGCGCTCTCCGTGGAGTTCTTTGTGACCCAGTAGGCCTTGGTTTGATCGAGGCTGGCCGAAAGCAGACTCTCGTAATTGCCATCAAAGAATGTGATGTTGTTGTTGTGCAGGAAAGCGAAGTTATAGGCAGGCACGAAGTACTTTTCCACCATCTTTCGGTTGCCCGCGTCGAAGTCCCACTGGTTCTCGCCGTTGTACTGGTAAGCCTCCTCGCTCTCGTTGTAGACCACCTCGTCGGTCATCCACGGCACACGGTGCTCCGTCAAGGGCATTCCGTTGTCAGAGCCCTCAAGCATACAATAGTCGGGAAACACCTTCTTGTCGTAGCCGATGGTGGGTTTGTCGGCCTTGCCTGGGCCGAACGTTACGAGGCCATAGAACACGGGAGCGGCGTCGGGCGTGAGGCGTTGGAAGAGCAGAAATGGCTTTTGCACGCACGACACGCGGCAGTTGGCGTAAGGCTTGTCTCCATTTGAGTCTGTGTAGTTAGTGATGCCGTTGCCGCCCACCACGCGCCGCCAGAGGTCGGTGAAGAGGTTGACCGACCCGAGCTTGTGCGACTGCATTGACGAAGCCCAGTTGAGCTTCCACACCAGCTTCTCCGCGTAGGGCGTGCCCTCTTGGAGCATGTATTTCGCCCCATGGTGCACACCGTTCTCGTCCACCCAGTCGGTCTTCACACTCGCTCCTGAGCTGTCCGTGTAGGATGTCTTGAACTGAGTGTTCCACTTCCAGTAGCCCCTTGACGATGTGCCCTGTCCCTTGGCCTCCAAGTTGGCCATCGTACCGCTGTGTGCAGGGTCGCCCACGATGTGGATGTCAACGTCGCCAATCTTGTTGTTCTTGTCGGCGTAGCTTGGCAGCTCGCCCGTCCACAGGATGGTGTTGTATTTCTCACGCGCCTTGGTGTAATCGATGAGATTGCCGTCGCCAAGGATGTTGTTGGCCTCTTGGAAATCCATCTTCTCCTCCGTGGTACGCAACGAGGCGAGATAGTCTTGCCTGATCTGCGTTGCGCTGATGGCTCGCTTGTAGATGCGCATGCCGTAGATGTCGATGTCTGCGCCAACGCCACCGATACGGATGCCCTGTGAGGTCATAACACCGCCCACATATTGCACAAAGCTGTCGGTCGTGGAGTATTCCATTTCGCGATTGATGACACCATTGACGAAAAGGCGTATGTAGTTGACGCCGCTCGAAGACAAGTTGTAGACGATGTTCACAGCGATATGCGTCTTCGTATCGTTTTGGAACGCCACGTCCTGGTCGCGCCTTGTTTGCAGGTTCGTGGTCATGAAGCAGGCCTCGATGGCCTTCAGCTCAAAGCCAACGGGGTTACCCGATGAGTCGTAGGAGCAGCAGCGCAGCAGGGGCGCGTTCTCGTCGACGAGGTTGCGAGTGGCGATGTCGAACTCCATCGTCAAGCTGGCCGTCTTGGCCGACGTTCCGACGAAGGCCGAATAAGGCTCGTAGTCGATGGCCACCGAAGCCCCCGACGGCACACGCAGACACTTGTTGCCCTCACCATCGCTCACCCATCCGTCTGTCTTGAAACCAAATCCTGAAAACGTAGCCGGCATCTTCTTGTCGTCTGCGCCATTGATGATGACCGCGGGGTTGGCCTCGTTGTTGCTACGCACCTTGGGGTTGAGCACGAAGTCGGGGTTGGACGTGGGTGCAAAGTTCTGCGAGTTGTCCACCACGAAACCGATAATGTCGCAAAGGTCCTTTCCGCTTGCGTCCTTGATGTGGATGTAGGCGTTGATGGACGTGTCCTGTGAGTCGATCTCCAGGGCCACGCTGTAGTCGGTCACCTCGCCATTGGCAACGCTCATGGAGGAGGTGGCGTAGGTCTCCGTACCCGAGTAGTTGCCCACGATGAGCTTAATGTCCGTTGTGTCGGCCTTGGGGTTGTGCACGGCGAAGCGCAAGATGGTGGTTTGGATGAAATTTGTGGCCTTGGTCACAGCGTCGTTGACCGCAACAAGGATGGTATCATCCGAGCTGTCTGTGGCAACCATTACCTGTGAGAGCACGTCATCCGTGCGTGTGTCGGTGCCATCCACCGTGATCCACGCCTTCACATGGTGCACGCCGTGCGTAAGACCGCTTACGGCTATGTCGCGTGCCGTCTCCACATACTCGGCCGTTCCAAGAGGCACCTTGCCGCTCGCCTCGGTGTCGCCCGACGCACTGGAGACCTCGTAGTTGAGCGTCTTCGCCACGCTGCCTTGCACGTAGTAAGACAGGCTGATGTCGGACGAGGTGAACGGTGTCTGCCACTGTGTGGCCAACGTGAGCAGGAGCCGTGTCTTCGTAACGGAGCTTCCGATAACTACGAAAGCCGATGTGGCCGTCTTCTTCGCTCCGTCGTCGGCCTCATAGGTGAAATAGGCGCGCACGCGTATCTGCTGCTTGCCGTTGACGAGGCAGTTGGAGAGATCTACGGACGTAAAACTTGTGGTGTCGGCATAGTCGGACGAGGCGATGGCGTTTGGCCGCTCATCCACCGTCTGCCAGTCACCGTTGCCTGTCTTGCGCTGTATGACGAGCGTGCCCTGCTCGCCCATGTTCAAGCGGTCGCCACCCGAGTTGCGGACTGACGAGAAGCGTAGGTTGACCTTCAACACGTCGTCCATCACCACGAACTCCTTGGATGCGCTCACGTCCGTGAACAGGTAAGCGCCATAGCTGTCGCCCTGCACCGTGGAGATAGGCAGCGCCTCGTTGGCCAACAACAAGGAGGCGTTGCCCTCGGGGTCGGCGAGATAGGTCTGTTTATCCTCCTCTGTGGCAAAACCCCAGATGTGGTAGAAGTTGCTTGCGTCCACGTTGGGCGACCAGCACCACGTACCGACCTTCGTGCCAAACTGCCGTTTGATGAAATCCTGCACCGCTTGACCGCTAAAAGGAAGATTGCCGTTGGTGGTGTCCTTGCCCCAGTCGACGGTCATGTCCTTGATTTCGTTGTCGCTTACTTTCTTTGCCATGATTTATGTCGTTTTTTGTTATTTCTGTTTAGTTTCTCCACCCGTCGGTGTTGCTCCATGGACGGCCATTGATCCACATACCGCTGCCAAAGCAGCTGCTGATGGCCTCCCATACGAGCTTTGCGCCATGGTACACCGCACTGATGGCGCGTGAGCCTATGTAGCGAGCGGAAAGTTCCTTGCCTTGCTTGATGATCATGTCATTCCTCCTCCAAGATGTTGTACCATGTGTCAGCGTCCACCTTGCCTGAGGCCGCCAACGCATCGTAGTCGGCCTGTGTGATGGCCACCATCTTCACCGCGCTATTTCCGAGCTGTTTGATGTCCGACTCGTTGTCCTTGATAGCCTGCACTACAAGGTTGAACTCCGTTGCCGTCAGCAGGTCTCCCGTGTTCTTATTCTTGATGTTCAATGTCATAGTCTTGCGTATTTTGGTGATTTATCCCAACCGCATGATTGCAGGCTCTCCGTCAAGCTCCATTGGTAAGCAGTATGGGAAGCCTGTACCTTTGGCGAGGGCGAATGGGAATGTGTACGTGAAGCCCGTGTTCTTCGTAACGTCTGTCCATAGGGTGGCGCCCAAGGCGTTGAGCAGCACAGGCCACTCATTCACCGATACTTTGTTGACAGTGCTCGACGGTCTGCGCATTCGTATGCGTGCTATGCCGCCTTGGCGCACCACGTTGCCGATGGATATGTTGATATTCTCTGCCATGTTTATCCGATTGATATAGATGGTTTATCGTCCTCTGATAGCGTGACTACGATGGTCTCCGTGAGCGTCTCTGTGTCGCTAAGTTGCCCGTAGCCAAAGAAAGCATCCGCGAACTTGTCGACAGAGCCAACCCCGAAATGCTCTCCTCCTGTCACACCGGAACGGAAGATTGCGTCGTAGCGATTATGGCTGGCGCTGGGCGGTTCAAAGGAAATGGTCTTTTCGAGCCAGTCCATGCCTTCGCCACCTACCACGTACCATCCAAGATAAGGCACGGGTGTGTTGCTTCCCGTCTGCCACATCGTAATAACCGACACGAGTTCTACTTGCTGTCCTGGGAGCAGCGCAAGCCAGCGCCCGCGTCGCCCGTTCAGGTACATGCAACCCTTGAACCAGTCAGCGGTGGCGAACTTGCCGTTGGCGTCACGCCCGTCAGGGGCTACCGTGGGGTAGGATGCGGTGTAATTGCTCAGCGCCAGTGCCCGAGGGTCAGAGCAGACGTAGACGGCAGCGGCCTCTATGTTCCTTCGCAATGCTGCGTCGGTCCATCCATCGCTCTTGCTCCATTGGTTGTAGGCCAACGAGAAGCCGTTGCGGATCAGCACGTGTGTACCCGAGCGACGATAGGCTGGGACTGTAACACCGCATCCGAGATCAGCAGCAGCGTACATAGGCAGCGTCACGAGGGCGGTAGATGCTGATGTGGGAGAACCGTCAGAGACCAACGACGGGTCGGATGTTTGGATCTGCACGCTCTTGATAGAGGTCATGTCGATTGTGACAAAAAGGGAGCCGCCAGACGTCAAGAGGTTGTCGGGCTGCTTTTCGAGTTCTCCCACGTCGTTGGGCGACCATAGCGAGCCGTCCGTGCTTACGTAGCTCGTCGAGTTTGTGAGCGCTCCTTGTACGGTCAGGTCGCCCTTGACGGTCGTCTTCTTGGCGTCCAACGAAATGTGCTCATCCTCCACGGTCATGCCTGCCGTTTTCAGGCCGTCCTTCGTAACAGCGAGATTCACCTTGCCGCCGATCGTGCTGATTGATGCCTTGATAGATGCGTCGCTGGCCTCACGCACTTTGGCGAGCGAAGTGTAATAGTTGTAGTAAAGCTCTGTGTACCCAGAGGCCGTCAGGCCGATGTCCTCCAAACTGGTGTCCTTGCCAATGTTCGCCTCACTCACAATGTCGGCCGTGGCCGTCATGAATGCGTTATAAGCCTTGGTGTAGAGGTTATAGGCCGTGCCATAGGTTGAACTCGGGTCAGTGGGGGCGCTGAACGAGCCATGCTCGGCCTCCATGTTCTTGCGAGTGATGAGCAGCTGGGCTTTCTCCGTACCTGCGGTGATGATGCCGTCGTCAGCGATGCTCTGTGCCTTGGTGAGGGCTTTCAGCGTATCGTGGTCGGTATAGTCCTCCCACGAGTAGGCTGTCGTGCCGTCCTTTGTCGTGGCAACAAAGCGGTAGCAGTGGCCTCCGTCACTCTTGACCGTGTCCGAGCGGTCGAAATAGAGATCATCGACGTGCGCGGCCTTTTGGCTCTCGGTGGTCCACCCTGAGGCGGGCTCGTTGGTCAGCGTAGGGACGCCCTCGCCATACCAAATGTCGAAATGCGCGTCGGCGTCGTGTTGCAGGCTTTCGAGCCATTCGGCAAGGTCGCGTCCTGCCAGACTCTGGCTGATGGCCACAAAAGAGCCCTTGAACACGTTGCCGCTCTTGGCCACGGTGTTCAGACGGTGCGCGTCCGTCAGCTCAAACGAGTCGATGCCCTCATATTGCACGAAGGCCGGAGCCGTGATACCAGGGTCGGGCGACTTGTAGGCCGCAATCATGATGGCTGCCTTGCGCTGATCGTCGTTCGTGCGGCTGCCCAGCATGGCCACGGCGTCGCCCGCCTCTGGGTTCACCGTGCAGCCATCGGCCTTCTCCGTGGTGCTCACCTCTATCCAGTGGTAGTAATGCGTGCCGGTGTAATCCTCCTCCATGTCGGGCTGTTCGCGCGATACGTGGGTCACCAAGGCCCACCAATACTTGTTGCTGGCGCTGTAGACGTCACCCACCTTAGCGCGGTTGAAGTCCATGGAGATGGCTTGGTCGCCCGGATGCCAGGTGTTCATCGATGCGTCGCCGCCATGCTCGGCCAACCAGTAGAGGCGCATGGTCTTACCGTCGGCGCTCGTCGTCACATGGTCGATGGTGAAGGCGTTGGCCGGGGAGAAGATGACGGTTCCGCCCGCGGCGCGCACCTTGTCGATCACCAACTCGAAGAAGTGGGCCGATCCCAGCACTGTGAGGTCTTGCAGCAGGGTGTCGCCTTTCACCTCAAGGTCGCCCTTCACCTCCGCATCGGCGTGGGCGGTGAACTGGCGGTTGGCGTTGAGCACGTCGTTGACCTCCACGGGGCCGTTACTCACGAGGCCTTTCTCGAAGGTAATGCGTCCCTCGGCGGTGTCGTCGATGTCCTTGCGGATGTAGGGGTGGCCTGTAATATAGGAAAGTAGCGCAAGGAAGGCGTCGCCAATACGTGTGGCCGTGTTCGCCCCCGTGCGCCGCTCGTCGCGTATGGCTTCGTAGATCTTCCGAAGCGCTGCTACTTGGTCTGTAATGTTTCCCATGGTGAAAAAGTGTGGATTATAGATTGTTGAGGATGCCTGCCTGTGTCTTGCCGATGGCTCCTGTTGCGCCACCGCCAAACATGGCCGTGAGCGCTTCCGAGATCATGCCTTGGTAGGCCTCGCCATAGAACGCGGCCTCGAAGTCGTTCAGGCGGTGGATGGAGTAGAGATATTTCTTCGAGAACCAGTCGCGGCGGCGACGGTGCCCAACGCCCTTATTCCATCGTTTGCCCCTAAGAAACTGAAGGCCTTGGTCGTCGTCCTTGCCGCTGTTGCCGTGGCGATAGCCGTTGCCAGTACCTGCGGCCACATACAGGCCGTATTCGCGAAACTTGTGGCTGATGGCTGTCACAGGTCCAGGGTGCAGCACGCCAACCATGGTGTTGTGTAGCGTGCCGGTGTCGTACACGGGAGGAGAGAACTGCATCATCTTCTCCTGCCAAAACTTCACCATGAAGCTGGTCCACCGCTGCTCATACTGATCACGGTCTTTCTCGGTGAGCCTACCTGTCAGTCCATTCCTTATCATCGTATCGCAGGTCTATGGGTTCTTCGTTCTGTACCATGAAGTAAAGGCCGGTCATCCCATCGAGGAACGTGCCGGGGAACTCGTTGGAGTAGATGTTCTCCAATTTCAGGTACTCCAAGGCTTCGCCCCATACGATGGAGTCCTTGTCGTGGATGAGCCTTGAGTGCATCTGCCTGAAGATTCGGCGGCAGAGGTCGAGCTTCTCCTGGCGGTCTGTCATGTCGCCCATGCGGAACGCTGCCACGATAAACACGGTGTAAACGTCACGGCGGAAGAACCCCACGCCATTGGAGTAGGTGTTCTGCGAGGTGGTGTCGTCCACCAAGATGAAGTTTTTCGATTGGCGGAAGTTGGAGATGGCGTCCTCCACCCCGTCGGGACCCGAGCAGAATCCCACAAGGAAATGGTTGTCACGGGCCAGACGGTTGGTCTGTCCGAGGTTCTCGAAGTACGAGAAAGCGTTGAAAAGGTCCTCTTGTGCCATGGTTAACTCTTGTTTCTTATTCGTTCCAGTTCCTCTGCCTCACGCGTCTTGGCGTCGAGCTCGGTGAGCGCACGCCAACAGTCGAGGTCGAGCACCTGTCGCTCCTTGGTCACGTCGCCGTCCGTGAGGGCGCGTATCTGGGTGTTATACATATCGAGCAGCTCGCGGCCCGAGGGTGCGCCGACCTCCGCGTCGGTACGGCGGAAGAAATGTGTGAAGTAGTCGGACATGACCTTCTTTACGTGCATGTACCACAGCATCGTGCCGATGCGCTCACCTGGTGTGAGCGTCAGGTCCTTCACCGCGCAACCGTCCTCTCCAGCGTGACGTCCATGGTCGTCGGTATAGAGCCAACAGGCCAAGGCATCGACCAAGGTGTCGTCCTTGCCGCTCAGGCACATCTGGTAGTAGGTCTCCGCTTGCAGGTAGGTCTCGAACGACACGCCGTGCAAAAGGGGGTCGACCGCATGAAGACCACAGACTGCATCCAACCTACAGTCCATGTTCTCCACTTGGTCGATATAGTCGAACTGGTGAAGGAAGCTCTGCACCTCCCATGTGTGAAGGTAGATGATGCGGCGCTTGTCGTCGACCTCCACCAGGCATTTCCACCCAAAGCGGGTTTTCCTCAGCACCTCAAGTCCGCAAAACCTGACGAACACGAGGGTCTTGAGGGCGGTGGGGTTCTCGCCAAGCGCCATGAGATCGAACACATAGCGCAGCTGGTCTTGGCTCATCTCCTTCCACGAGGTGGGGGCGGTGAGGTTTACCGTCACGGTGCGGGCTTCGCTATCCGTTGAAGAGGTAGCCCGCGCTGTCTTGCTTGTTTCTGAATGGCTCATGGTGGTTGGCTTTATATTCGCGGCTCTGGCGGTAAGGCTTGAAGATCTCTTGGTTGTCGTCGCTGTCGAGGTGGCGCATCAGTCGGCGGAACACGGGCGCCTTCACCACGCTTGCGCCCATGGTGGCATAGGCGTCGGTGACCTTCACCACCAGGTCGATGGCTTCTTGGTATTGCTCAAGGAGCAGCGGGTCGGCACGGCGGTAGGCGTCGAGGAAGGCGTTCATCTGGGCATTCGATATCCAGGAGCGCAGAAGCTCGTCGGCGTCGTCGGCCGAGGGGGTGAAGGCCTTCCAGTCGGTGTAGGTGGCGCTCTCGTGTGTTACGTGGAAGAAGGTGTAAACATCGTAGAGGTGGCCGATGAGCAGCTTGGCCTGTGGCGACGAGCCCCAGTTCTCCGAGCGGAGAAGGTGAAGGGTCGTTCCGAGGGCCTTGAGATACTCGGTGCGCAACTGTCCCTCGAGGGCGTTGACGCGCTGCGACGAGGCGGGCGTGAGGTTTTGGTTGCTCACCACGCCAAAGCCCGTGGGCGTGAGCACCAGGTCGAGCTGGCGCAGCACAGAGAGAAACCCCTTGAGCGACACGAGCTTCTTGAACGAGCGCACCACCTCTGAGCTGGGGCCTTGCTGCTCCATGTAGGTCTGGCCGGCAAGGCCGAGCATTGTGCGGCTAAGCACGGTCACCTGCTCGCTGATGGCTGGCATGACCGCCTCCAGCACACCCTCGTTGGCGCTTGTGCCAACAGGCAGGGCTTTCTCAAACTCATCCTTTGTGATTGTTATCTCCATCGTCGTCGGTGTTAGCGTTAGCGGTTACTTTTTTGGCGTCTTTGTTCTCGTCGAGCGTGGTGAGCATGAGCATGGGCACGTCGACGGTGTAGCGGTCGGCCCACCCGTTGTAGTGCAGGATGACATGGTATGGCTTCGCCATCACGTCGTGGTAGGGCTTCTCCTGCGCTTGCTTGAGGGTGAAAAGCTCTCGCTTGTCGGATCCGCTGTTGTTCATCTGCGACTTGCCGGGTGTGGCGCCCACGAGGTTGGGGTGAACGCCGAAGGCAAAACACTGTATGTTGGCGGCCTCCTGCATGTCGTCGCTCCAGTTGCCACCCTCCTTCTTCGAGCCGTCGGTCACGGTGGTGATGCGCACCATGCGGTTCTCCTTGCCGTTGGGGTCGATGTAGTAGCCGCTGACGAGCGCCTTGCCGGCGTTCTCCACGCCGCAAACGAAGTCGATGATGTTTTGCTTCTCCTGCTCCTTGCGGCGTTCGCGCTCGTCGGGCTCGTCGATGTGCTCATTGTCGCACACGTTGTCCCAATAGTCCTCATGCACCTCGATCTGCACCCTTGGAGCCGACGTGTTCTTGATCATGAAGCGCTTGCCTATGCCGATGAGCCGATAGATGTCGTACCAAGCGTCGCTGAAGATGCTGGCGTAGTAGGGCGTCGGATAATACTGATAGCCCACGGTTGCCATGCGGGAGAGGATGGCGAACTTGCGGTCCTTCGTTGGCTTGGCCGGAAGACCTGTGGCGGGATCGGGGCGACGGCCCATGCGCACCTCGAGGTCGCCCAGTGGGTCCCAGTAGTCGAGCATGGGGATGACCTCTATCTTGGCCTCGTCGAAGTGGCCGATGCGGAAATCGCCGAAGAACACATGCTCGATGGCGCCCGATGGGGTTGACGGGGCATACTCGAAGCGGCAATAGCAGGCCTCCTTGTTGCGCACCTGGGCGATGCGCTTACCATCGCGGGTGAGCACCACCACCGTGACCGAGAAGTTGTAGAACTTCATGTCGGTGCATTGCTCCAGGAAACACTCGGTCAGGGCGTTGCTCAGGCAGAAGCTCGATATCTCGGGGTCGTCGACGTCCTTGCGGGTCTTGCGGTCCACGAAGCGCAGCCCTTGCCCATAGCACGACATGACGTTGAACGCCTGGCACTGAGCAGTGATCATGTTGCTCAGGATGGCCGAGCGCACCTGGTAGGGAAGCATGTTGTCGCGACCGAACGCCACATATTGGTAGGCCTTGCCCCGAATGGTTATGGGCAGCACGTTGGCGGTGCCGTCGTCCTCGTCGAACACCGACGAGGAGTCGCCGCCATACTCGCTGGTGATGGAGTTCATGGCAGCGCCCACGCCGCAGGGTCCGAGGCGGTAGTGCTCGGTGGAACCCCGCTGGGAGGTCTTGATAAGTTCGTATTGTCGTTGTGATGTCATAGGTAAACTCTTTTTCCGTTGATCTCAAAGATGAATATTTCGGGCACGAGGCGTAGCTCTCGGTTCACGGGGTTGCGCAGCCTCACGTAGCCGCCGCGCCAGTGTTGGTGGTGCACATACCAGCCGCGGTATTCCACCACGTGGCCGTCGGTGCGCCACGCCTTGATGTTGAGCGCCTGCCGGCGTTGGTAGGCGCGGTCCATGAGGCGCTGCATGTCGGTGAAGTGTATGGGTGCCATGGTCATGAGAAGGTGAAGTCGAAGGTGTTGTCGAAGATGCGGCCTTGGCGCTCGAGTTCGAGCACGTTGTGGTTGCGCTGCGCGTAGTTGTAGGAGAAGGTGAACCGGGGTATCTCGTCGAGGTCGTTGGTCTGCTCGCTCTTCGACTCGGTGATGACAATCTCGCGGCCTATGGTGGGGTGGCCGCCCTTGAAGGTCACCAGGCGCACATAGGGGCTCCGCATGAGGTCGGAGAACCAGTCGGCCATGTCCTCGTTAAGGCAGCCAGTGTCGGCCTTGAAGGTGCGTGTCTCGGTAATCTTGTAGTTGGTTTGCCGACCCATGATGAAGGCCGACTCGCGCTTGAAGGTGGGGGCCTTGGTGGCCGTGCCGGTGCAGTAGAGCAGTTCCTCGCAGCCAAACGAGTTGACGAAGATGAGCACCGGGGCGCAGTCGGGGCGCTGCTGGTCGAGCCTGAAGAGCTGCGTACGCTGGCCGGTGGTTACCTGGTACTCCATGAGGGTCTTGCCCTCCTCCGTAAATCCTGAGGGCGACACGTCGACGGTGGTGTAACGGTCGTTGCCACCCACGGCGGCCACGGTGAACTGCTTGCTCGTGCCATCGAGGTAGCGGGCGGTGGCCACGGTGGGCTCGGTGCCCAGGTAGTGGAGATATTCGAGACGCCCAAGGGCCGTGATCTTCGTGCCGAGGAGCAGCGACAGGTAATGGTGGGCGCAGAAATCGTCGCACGAGGTGGGGATGTCGGCCTCGCAATAGACCACGCTAAACTGCATGGTGGCGGTGGTGGGCTGGGTGGTGTCGGCAAACTGCTCCTCGAGGCTGACGGTCACGGAGGCCACAAGGCGCTGGCGGGCGTAGGGCGTGAGCAGGTCGCCCAGCTCCGAAAGGCTGATGGCGGTGGCCACGGGGAACAGGTGCTCCGAATAGATGGTCTGTCCGTCGACCTCAATGGTGGCGGCCAGACGGTAGCCGCTGATGCTCAGCTCCACGTCGGGGATGTTGCTCGAGAAGTATTGGCCCGATAGGCCTTGTTTCACGGTGATGCTCATCTTTGCTTTGTTTTAGGCAAAGGTATAGTAATAATAGGTGGCGACAAAATACAAAGTGGCTTCGCCTTCCACCAGCGACCTTGTGACGAATGGCTGCCGTGAAACCCGAAAAGGGGGCGTGCCATCCTCGCGGACCGCACGCCCCCATAACCTCAATTAAAATTTGCAATTCGGGCGTGTCATCCTCACGGACTACACATCCCGCCACTATTATGTAAAAAATGTCGTCTTGTAAACCTGTGGGACTACATCAGCGGTCGCATGTCGCGCCAGATGGCCCACGCCACGCTACCATCCTGCAGGATGGTGAACGTGAAGTTGTGGAGTAGCATCCAGTCGGCTATGACGGGAAAGCTGATGAGGGCCATCTCGCGCAGGCTGTTGCTGATGGCCGCGGTGGTCATGGGGTCGGCCTTCAAGGGCTCGCCCGTCATGGTGGTGCCGGGGAGGTTGTCGCGGCTGCTGAAGTAGGCGTCGAGCACCTCGCAGCAATTGAAGGTGTACCTGTCCTGCTTGCCGAGCCACTCCTGGTACACTTCGTTGTTGAATGAATCGGTTCTCATTTTTGCAATTGTCTAAGGGTTCTCAAATCGGTTTTCAACTGGAGCAGCGAGTAGTTCATGTCGATGAGCTGCTTGCGCTCGCTCTCACTCTCTGCGTCGGCTGCCTGCGCCACGAGGTTGTCGCGTACGGTGTCGATGCGGTCGGTCAGCGCGTCCTTGTCGAGAAACTCGCGCAGGGCGTCGCTGAGCTCAGGGCTGAGGGAAAGGGTGTTGCTCATGCCTCGCCTCCTTTCTCGCTTGTGTGGTTCAGGCGGTACACCATCCACGCGGCGGCGGCCATGGCGGCCACGCTCACCACGGGCTCCTGCTCCACGCACACGGCGGTAACGCCGATGGCCACGCCCACCAGGTTGACCCGCACCACGACGCGGCGGGTTACGTCGAACTCGGCTATGCGGCTGTAGAAAGCCGAACGTGCGTCGAGCCAGTTGTTGACACGCTGTCCAATGCGTCTCATCCTCTCTGCGAGGCTCACCTGTGCTTGGACGTCCTGCACGGTGAAGTTCAATGCTTGTTGTTGCATATACACTGTTCTTTTAGCAAAACCGGATAACGCCGGCACGTTTGCACAGAAAATGGCGGCTGCGCTCCGCTGCTAAAAGAACAGTGATTTCACCCGAGGGCTTATCAAATTCTACGGAGGCAACCGCCAATAGCTTATGCGGGTGGTACCCGCTCGTCAGGGCATAAAAAATGCCCGTACGTCGTATCGAGCAATAACCGTTGCTCCTCGGAGTGGTCTACCACTGTTCTTTTAGCGATGGCAAAGATAGGCAGAAAAAGCGGAACCGGCAAGAAAAAGGCGGGGAAAAGTGAGTTTTTACCATCATTTTTAACATTTCAGGCAATTATTCAATATGCTCATCTTCGAGTATTTTCAGAAACTCATGCTCATGGATAACCCGGATGCCAAAACCTGCAGCTTGCAGTTCTTGGATCTTCTTCATCTTTGATGGCCCCGCTCCGTTACCCATCACCACAATATCGGTCTTTCGTGAGATAGAGCTGTTGATATCTGCTCCATAATTCTTCAGCAGTTCGGCTATCACTTCTCGCTGCGGAAAAGAATTGAGATTGCCTGTAAACACTACTTTCTTCTGAAAGAAAGTGGTATTCTTGTTTTTCACATCTTCAGCAGCGAGCGGCTTCTTAGCCTCACTGCTCACTTCTTTCGCTTTGACATGCTTCTTTGCCTGTCCAGATGGGAAAGACAGCTTCTTCCCATTTAACGACAAGATTACTTCTGCGCATGCTGTGGCATCACACAAGGCATCATGATGGCTGTCAAGTGGGATGCCCATTAAGAAGCAGACATCTTCAAGTGGCTTCTGCGTTATTTTGTACGTATCAACAACAGTTTGAAATCTACTATCGATGTGGTAATAGTCTAATTGATGTTGCAGAACGTCGATGTCGAAATCCGCACTGTGAGCCACAAGTATTTGGCCCTTGATATAGGGCTCCAGTTTTGGCCATGCCTCTTCAAATGTAGGAGCATTCTCCAGCATTTCCCAGGTTATGCCATTCACGTGCGTGTTTGTAGTGTCCCGATCATCGGGAATTGGTTTCAACAGGGTGTAATACTTTTCGAGTATCACGCCATTAGCAACTTTGACGAGTCCGATAGCGCAAGCTGAGCTGCGCTCTGGTGTCATAGTCTCAAAGTCGAGAGCGGTAAAATTTAGATTATTCATAAGATATTTATTAAACAGGAGCAAAAGTAATAAAAAAGAATGATGCGACATTATTATAGACAAGAAAAGCCTCCGACGCATCGCGCGCAGGAGGCCCAAAGAGTTCATTTTATTTATGAAATCGTGCTTACTCGAAGCACAAAGAATGGTTGCGCCCGCAGGCCGACGGGCGGCTTTTGTCTTAAATGGCTAACGAATGAGCCAAGCCTAAATAGTGTCGGCTACTCGCCGTATGCGATTACTCAAATCCACAAGAGCACCACGGAACTGCTCTGCCTCCTCAGGCGTGAAACCGCCTTTGCCGCCATTGCCGTCGATGCCGTCCATCTTGTGGTAGAGCCACGATGATGATTTGTGGAAGTAAGTATTTGCAAGTTCCCTCCACGATATGGCAAGCAGAATGTCGCTCGCCTTCTTCTTCATGTCGGTGATTACCACCGGCCTTGTAATTACAGTCTCCATATCAATAAAATTTATTGTTTTAATGCCCCTCCCTTTCGGGAGAGGCTTTGTTTTACTCGTAAGGTTGTCTCAGCATCTTGTCAAGCGTTTCCTGTACGAACCACATCAGTTCCGGGTAACCGTTGGGATAAGAGATATTGTAGTTCCTAATCTGTTCGATAAGGTCTCGCTCGGCAGCCGTGACCTTCAGGTTACTCACTTTTTCTTTCATATTCGTTATTTCTTTAAGACACTGCAAAGATACTACGAATTTTTGTATTAGCCAAATGTTTAATACGAAAATTCGTATAGAAAATAAAGATTTAACATTTCCCAAACGACAACAGCCGACATCTTCGCGAACCGCACCACAACTATTATGTAAAAAAATGTCGTCTTGTAAACCTGTGGGACTACATCAGCGGTCGCATGTCGCGCCAGATGGCCCACGCCACGCTACCATCCTGCAGGATGGTGAACGTGAAGTTGTGGAGTAGCATCCAGTCGGCTATGACGGGAAAGCTGATGAGGGCCATCTCGCGCAGGCTGTTGCTGATGGCCGCGGTGGTCATGGGGTCGGCCTTCAAGGGCTCGCCCGTCATGGTGGTGCCGGGGAGGTTGTCGCGGCTGCTGAAGTAGGCGTCGAGCACCTCGCAGCAATTGAAGGTGGACTTTGATGTCCGAGCAATAACCGCTGCTCTCGCGGAACGGCAAAGAAAAAGGCGGAGAAAATTGAGCAAAATGAGCAAATTTCACAATTCAAATGGCAAATTATACCGAAAAATGCCTATCTTTGCACGTGAAGAAACGCTATATCGTATGAAGACCTTACTACATAAAGCACTGCTGTATATCGCTGTATATATCATTTGTGCAGTGGTATTGTGCCTCGTCTTATGCAATATAGCGTACTGTTTCATCCCTTCCTCTCACGCATACATGAAATGGATTGAAGCTGCGGCCTTTGTCCTTGCCGCCATCTGCGTTATTCTGTTTGTGCGCTGCCGTCCTTTGACTCCTCAAGAGAAGAAGGAGCTTCGCTTCTTCCGCTTCCGTCTGCGGTAGCAGAAGTTGATTCTCCAACCCCTATATCCATATTTCTCAATCTCTGCTCCAACCTTATCTTCCTATCTGCCTTGTGATCCAAATAGGTAGTTACCGATTCTAATATTTTCTGGCAAAAGTCCCCCAAGCCCTTGGTTTCAAATTCAAGTATGCCTAATTTTACATGGCCACCTAATGCACATAATATTAAGAAGGCGATTGGTAATAGGTATGCATAGTTACCGGCACACATCATAAGGATGTCACCAGGCGACTGCACGTTGTTTTTCATCTTTATCTGCGTCAGGTCAACGTTAATGCCGCTTTCGTGCGAGACAACCTTGAAAAGGTCGCCCAAATCAGCGATAAAGCAGAAATCATCCCATGAGAGGCCTTTGCCCTGATTGACACGCAGTACCAAGTATGACTCATTTCCCTTGGTATATAACGGTGCTATCTTCCTGTCTATGTATTCAGAGTGGCTGCTTATGGAAGACATCGTCTGCTGGTTGCCAAGGCAAAGCAAAAGATTAGGGTCGAACTGATAGCGGCCTATTTCCGTTAGCCATTTTACAGGTCTGCGTTTGACAAACGGACAACTTCCATCTACGTGTGTGTTGCTGTCTTCATACATTTCACCAACAAATTTGCCGATTGCGAATTTGTCAGAGTTGGAGCTGGGGATGACCACGACATCGCCCTCCTTAGCCTCTCTGTAGAATTTGAGCATTTGTCCGGCTGCCTTGGCCCTTTGTGCAGGAGTTAAGTCAGGTTCTTTCTCGGTAAGCTTTAACTTTAGCTGCTCTCTTGCAGATCCTTCCTTATCTGAAAGGTCTTGCAAATCTCTCATGAGTATGCCATCGTGACCGATGGCTACATAATTTTCTTGGTAGAACTCATCGTAAAACATCCCCGACATGGTTCTGATGAACCAGTAGTTCCGGTCAGAGTTCATATTGAAGAGTATGCTTTGAAGCTTTTCCTTTTCCGTCTGTAATTGTTCCATTTATACACATCTGTTTATAACACTCTTGCAAAGATACTGAATTTAAATTTTTCACACAAAGAAAAAGGTCAAAATCTTCACAGACCCTGACCCTTGAAGTGTTATAAATGTATGTGTTTAAAAAATATCTTCGATTACGATGACAAAGTTAATCATTCTTTCCGAGACTACAAAGCAGATATCAGAAAAAGCCTCCGACGCATCGCGCGCAGGAGGCTCAAAGAGTTCATGTAATTAAATTATGAAATAGCCGAATCAAAAAGACGCGGCCAGTAAGTCTTTCTTTATGGCGTTGAAGCATTCCGAGAGTCTCTCGTACGTCTTTTCGCCAGCTTTCTTGCATCCGCTGCTGTACTGGCGGAGCAAGGACGGGTTGACGCCAGCGCGGCGCGCCACTTCGTTCACGTTGAAATAGTCGAAGTAGTTGAAGAATGACTGCAAGTCGTACTTATACTCAAGCGTCAAGTCTCCTTTTATGTCGCCTGCCTCTCTCGCTTCCTCGATACACGCTGCCAAGTCGTTCTTGGCCTCGCTCACCGTTGCGCCGCAGCCATTGAAGCCTCCATCGCCAATTTCGGTGCTGCACCAATAATTGCCATCGGTGCCCTTTTCCACAATTACGATTGCCTTTGCCATATCTTTATTTTTATAAGTTCATAAAAAAGAGTCCATCCCATTAAGAAAGAAGAGAAATCGGCCAGGGGCAAGCCCCTGACCTTTTTCTTTAGGCATCCAGCTTTTTAAGAATCTTGTGTGCCGTACCCGTAGCAATTTCCTTGCTGTGCCGCGGCACCCATTCAAACTTGCCAGTCTTGGGATTAACCCACCTGTCATGCCTTGAACCGTTTCGAGACAGGACGCATCCCGCGTCTCTCAGTCTCTTTTCCAATTCGCTTCTTTTCATAATTTAAATGAACTCTTTGTCTTATTGACACTGCAAAGGTAGCTAAAAAGCTACTAATTTCCAAATATTCATATAGCTTTTTTGCTACCTTGTGAAATATTTAACATTTCAGGCCGTTGGATGGGCGCCGTAGATTGGTGTAAAGATAACAGAGGTGGCCAAAACGGGCGTTATTCGGCAAGCGCTGGAACCCTCGTTTTGCAGCTTTGCCCCTTGGAAACGATGGCAGCGCACGGGAAATGGCCTGCGTTTTGCACAAAACCTCGCCCGAACGCGGCCATACGTCACGGGAAAGAGCCATTTTTGCGCGTCTTTTCCGCGGCAAAAAATCGGAAGTGGGCCAAAATGAGGCAGTTAGCTTTCGAAAAGCAAGAATCTTTTCCATTTGCTCCCGTTGTTCCACCCACCGCCCTACGCTCGGTTGGCAATTGCCGCCTTACCGAATAGCGGTATATGTAAAGCCTTTTGTAAGTTGCAACCCAAAGGACGCAACCCGATGCTGGTGCGGCAATTGCCAAACGTGCGTGGGCGGTGGTGACACGAAAAAGCCTCCAACGCATCGTGCGCCAGAGGCTCAATGGTTCCACAAAACGAAAAGAGGGTGTGTCAAAACTCATTTTTTGAAAATATGAACTTGTAATTTGAAATTTGAGCATCCTAAAAGACTAAAGAAAGGGCCGTATCATTACTCAATACAGAGTTTGATACGACCCTTTTAAATATTATAGTTATAATCTGTAACTTTGAAGAGTAGTCATTTTAGTTTTGACACACCCTCGTGCGCCCTTAGGCCATGGGCGACTTGGTGTTAAACGGGCAGGACAATGTGCCCAGCCTAAAGGTCTATAGAGTCGGCTGCTCGGCGGATGCGATTGCTCAAATCGACAAGCGCTCCCTTAAGTTCGGCGCGTTCTTCGAGGTTAAACTCTGTGGGCTTGCCATTGCCGTCACGCCCATCCATCTTGTGGTAGAACCATGATGCCGACTTTGTGAAGTAAGTCTTTGCGAGGTTTCCCCATGATATGGCAAGCAGAATGTCGTCCATCTGCTGCTTCATGGTTTTCTGCTGAGTTGTTTGTTTTATATCCATAGTCTATATATTGTTAAAGCCCCAGCCCGCCTAAGGCGGGGGTGTGGTGGTTAGCCGTAAATCATTTCTTCAAAAACCATTACCGCATAGCGGAGGAGTTCTTTCTGTCCGTTTGGATAAGCTCGCTTGTAGTTTCTGATGGCTTCGATGAGGTCGTTTTCCTCGTTTGTGATTTCTTTAATCATATTGTTTGTCCCTAATTGTTTAACAATACAAAGGTAATACAATTTTTTGTACTATCCAAATATTTAGTACACTATTTTATATTAACGAGGAGATTTAACATTTGAAACAGCTATAGGCTTGTGCTGCGTCCCTGTAGCAATGGGTAGTTCTCTACGCCGATGCAGAGCGTGTCGAAGGCGTCGGAGCCGTCGGTGCGGCTCTCCAGCTTGTCTTCCTCGGTCTCGGCCAACTTCTCGCCCGACTTGTCTTTCTTTCCTCCACGCACGCCAGCCGATGTGATGGAGATGAGCAGGTCGGGATTGTTGTCGCGATTGATGAGCACCTGGTGTCGACCACGGCCGCGGAGCATCATGTTGATGAGCGAGTTCTTCTTGATGTGGTCCATGGGCTTGCCGATATACTTCTCGCGCACGTTCCATTGCTTTTTCTTCAGGTTCAGCTTGATGAACCGATGGAAGTCCATGTTGTTGATGCCGTAGTTGTTGCCAACGAACGTGGAGTCGAAATAGAACACCACTTGTCGGCGGCGGTGGTACTTGTAATAGTCGGCGAAATCGTCGAGCAGCTCGGGGATCTTACGCTCATACTTTACGAAGAACGACTTCAGCACACGAAGTTTACCGTCCATGCCCACCTGGCCCACCACCATCCAGTTGATGAGATTGTTGGCATCGAACGCCACGCAGAGCGGGAGTTTCGGGTCGAGGTCGGCGTCCTGCCGGCAATCGTTTGGTATCTCGCCCTCGTTGAGCGCTTCGAGGTTGAGCACCGCTTCGTTGGGCGCCGTGTAGATGTTCACGTCCTCGCGCAAACCGCCGTAGAAGCCGTCGGAGCTGATGGCTATGCGCTTGCACATGATGGATGTGGCGAAGGTGAGCGGCGGGAGATCGCGCTTGGCGCGCCTGATAAACTCCTCGCCCAACAGCGCCAGGTTCTGGATGCTGGTGTACTCGCGGTAAAGAAGGCATTGCGAGCGCAGGAAAGCCAGCTTTCGCTCTATGCGGTCGATCTTCCGCTGGATGGCTTCGGCCTCCGATGGCAAGGCGGCCATGCGTCGACGCTCCTTGTACTTGGCATAGATGAGCCCCTCGATGGCCTCGACAAGCTCGGGGTCCATGTCGTCCTTGTAGTTGAGAAACCATGATCCCTTCTTCGTGACGGGCATGTCGCTGGTGATGGTCATGCCATGGTGAAGAGGGAAACTATGGAAATATTGCTCATTGCCGCGGTTGGCCTGAAAGGTCTCGTCCTTGAGTTGCTCAAAATCGATGAACTTGGCCTCGTCGATGATGATGTAGTCGAGCGACATGGAGTTGGACGTACCGCTGCGGTCCTGCGAGATGATGTTGCACACCGACCCATTGTAGAACGACACCGTGTTCTCCCAGTTGGCCGGTGTGAAGATGGGCGACTTCCAATGCAGGGCGCGCCATGGACGCTTGCCCACCACGTAATGGAGGTCGCGCTTGAAGCCCCACCGTTCCAGATGGATGAGCATGGATGGCAAGATGTTGGTTAGGCAGCGCTTGACCGACGGCGACACGAAGCCACCCATGCTCCCCGGCATGCCTTGGAAGCACGATTGTAAACGACCCGCCTGAATGGCACCCTTGCCCAATCCGCGCCCGGCGACTATCACCTCGTTGCGCGTGTTCATGAGCAGAGAGTACATCTGCGGGTCGTTAAAGTATTGCTTATTCGTAGGGTTCGTCTCCATCCTTTATCTCTTCATATTCAGCGTCTTCGATGTTTTGGCCATACTTCTTCTCCAGCCTCCTGATTCGGTCGCGCAGGCCCGGTACCTTCTTGATGCCGATGACCGATGGGTCGTCGGTGGGTTCGAAGGTTTGCGGAACAATCTTGTCGTACTCCAGCTCGGGCTCGTCGTCCTTGTCGGTGCGGTTGTTGAGGATGCGGTTCTTCTCGATCGAGGCCACGGCTCGCATGTCGTTGATGTTGCGGGCCAACTGTAGGTCGTGCTCAAGGTCCTGGTTGATCTTCCACCGCATGAACTCCTTGGAGGTCTGTTGCAGGTTGCCCAGGAGCACTTGCGTGAGATGGAGGTCGTCGTAAGCCTGCGCACGGCCCACGCCGAACATCTTCATGTTGTAGTCGACGATCTCCTTGCTTGTCTTTGTAGGGAATTGCAGCCAATAGGCGTAAACACCCCGAATGCGCTTCAGTCGCTCACGGATTGCCGCGGCGACGTTCTGCTCCCGAAGCTCGTCGTCGTTGAGCACCACGAGCCTCGAATATTGGTCTATGTTTGCTGGTACTCCCATCAGGTGTGTCAATAGCCAAAAGGCTCGATTTCATCGTTGTTTTCGTTGCCTTTGGCGCTCTCGACGGAGGCTTCTGGGAACGATACGCCACCATCGATAAGGCGCTGGCGTAGCTCGTCGCCGATGACCTCATGGTTGGCCAGCAACACATCGACACGCTGCTGCACCTTGCCCAACAGGTCGGCGTAGGCCTTGACGGCCTTGTCGTCGGCGTTGTCGGACATGGCCGCTTGCTTGGCCTGCGACAACTTGCCGTCCTTGAGGGCCTTGGAGACGTACGACTTGGCGTTGTTGACATCCTTGGCGGTTACCACTTTGTCGGCGGCCACGGTTGACTCGGTGTCCGAGAGTTCGTAGTCGTCGTAGCGGGCAAACTCCGACTTGTACTTGTACCAGGTTTCCTTGAGGGCGTGGGCCGTCTCGGCACGGTCGCAAGCCTTGTCGAAGCCCAGGCAGGTGTTATACATCCGCTTGATCTTCTTCCAGCGCTCGGCATTTTGTTCCCAAATGGCCTTGATGTCATCGGGGAGGCGGTCGTGGTCGGGGCGTTGGCCACCATGGGCAGGCAGCACCGCCTCGTTGGCGTCGGGAGCGGGCTCCTCGCTGATGACTGTGCGCACCAGGCTCAAGGTTTCCTCTGCCTCGTGGTCGGCCTCGTCGAGCGTCTGGCCACGCTTGCGCATGGGCAGGAATTTGCGAAGCTCGTAGTCGATGGTTGCAACAAAGCGCTTGGGACGTGTAATAACCGTTTGGTAGAGCACACGGTTGCGATTGAGCTGGAGGAGCATCTTGGCGCCATGAAGGATATCCTCGTCGGTGTCGTGCGAAGGCTTGCTGAGCCACGCTTCGAGGTTCTGTGTCAATTCGTTGTCTATCATTTGCTAATGTAATTAAGAAAGGCGGCCTCCACGATCGCTCGTGAGGACCGCCCTCGGTTGCTATATATATTGTAGTAATGAAAAAGAAAAGTCTCGCGCGTTATCCTGAAACTCTCTTTTTACTCTTTGGGATTACTCTCGGTGGCCGCTGTGATCTTGCCAGTGGCACCATCGATGTCGCCCTCGGTGGTGTGGATCTTACCCGTATAGAAAGGAGCGGGATGGAGATCGGTGCAGACCGCCTCGACCGTAGTGGTGTTGGCGTCGGTGGCCGTCTTGCCGGTGTCCTGCTTCAGCGACAGCTCGGGCGAGAAGTCTTCGGATCCGATGAGACGGGCCTTGCCGTTGCGCTGGAAGAAGACCAGCACCACCTCATCGTTGTTGAGCTGGTCGATGTATCCGGTGGCCTCCTCCTCAGTGCCTGGGATGGCAAACGTAAGGGTGTTCTTGAAGGTCTTGCAGCCGTCGGTGCCCTGGTTCTCGGTCTGGTACTGGCCATCGTCCTTGACGATACCCACTTTGTTGAAATACTTGTCGGACGCAAGCGTGAAGTCGCCCGTCAGCTGAACGGCCTCGGCCAACGTCTTGGGAGCGGCTGCGGCTGTTGGGAAGAGCAAGATATCGCGCTTGGAGACACTATACACATAGTCGCGGACACCAGGTAACTTCTTCTGGCCCGGACATTTCTCGAGGTCCTCATAGAATGAGGCGTTCTTCGTGCATTTTGCCATATCGATTGTTGTTTTATGCGTTTAGAAAAAAATGATGGGCGCCGCCCCCATGGAACGACGGCCACCTGATGATGGTTACAAAGCCTTCTTTTTCGCCACGGCAAAGGTCTCTGATGAAACAGAGGCGAATTGGGTTCCGAAGAAGAGGTTGGCGATGAAGTCGACGTCGTAGTGGTTCGTCAGCGACTTCTCGACGATGTAGCGCTCGTCGTCGCTCTTCTGGTTGAAGAGCAGGAGCATGTTGGTCTTCGGCGTGAGAAGAAGGAAGTCCTTGGGCACGTTGGGAAGCGGCACGAGCTCCACGTTGGAAGCGCCCTCAAGGGTGCGCTTGTCGTAGTTCTGGTTGTAGGGCAGCGCTCCATGGCGTGTTTGGTAGGCCTCCGTGTAGTAGTGGTAGGTCATGTCGCTCATGAACATCTTGAGCGGGCGGGTGCGCAAGATGGGGTTGAGGGTCTCCGAGAAGTAGAAGTCCTTCAGGGCGTCCTCGGCGTTCTCCTTGGTGATCGAGTCGGTGAAGTACTTGAGGTTCTTGAGGTCCTCGGAGATGTATACCTTTTTGTTCTCGTTGGTTCCGGCAATGTCGTTGTCGATGATCGTGCCGAAGCCGTTGAAGAAGGAGGCGGTCTTGTCGAAGACCGTTCCGTCGTGCTTGGCGGTGAAGGCGTTGAAGAACAGGCGCTCGCCAATCTTCTTGAGGATGTAGGCGCATACCTGTACCACGATGGGCACGTTCTTCAGGCCGTCGCCCTTGGTGACGTTGCTTCCCCATATGGTCTGGTAGATGGCGTTGGGGTCGATGGTCTCGATGCAGTTGCCGAAGAAGGTCTCAAGCACGCGGCCGTCGATGGTCACGTCAGCGTTGTGCTGCTTATCCTTCTTGTAGTTGCCCATCTCAAAATTGCCCGACATCTCGCTGATTGTCTCGCGGTAACGGATGCCCGTGCGGATCGAACAGTGCTCGAGCAGCTGGCTCATGGCGAACATAGGCTGCACGATGAGTTCCTTGCGGTATGTCTGGAAAGTCCTGGTAAGGACTTCAGGGGTAAAGGTTATGTTACCCACCTTAGTTGTGTTTTCTCCCATGGCTATACTTCTTTTAAACAGTTAGCGACATCCGAGGCCCCAAAGGCGGGCTGGCCGTCGGCCGGATGGTCGTTTGATTTGTCGCCAGGGTTGGCGCTGCCCTGGAGGTTCTTGATCTGCTCGTCGCGCTGGGCCAGACTGGCCTTCATTTGCTCGAGCTCGGCCCTGATGTTGGCGATCTCATCGGTTGGCGCCTCTTCGGGATGGTCGGCGGGCGCGCCCGTGCCCGGCTTCTCATTGACAGGCTCACCAGGTGCGTTGGCGAATTTCTCGTTCAGAGTTCTCGCCTGCTCCTCAGTGAGACAGAGCAACCCGTTCTCATCGAGGGTGAGAGCGTCTACGCCAAGCGCCAC